GTGTATTTGCTATCTGCCTGTAATCCTGCTGGCAGTAGTTCTGGATTCTCCTCAAGAAACTGCTTAAGGTTGGTTTGATGCAACCTCTTCTCAAGTAGCGGGAATGCTTCATGTTCTTCAATGAACTTGTACATAGAATCCCAATCAGTCGTCCAGTACCGTGTATCAACTTTACGAATGATTGTCCCTGCTGGTGTTTTAATGCTATCGGCACCTGTTTCATAACAAACTTCTAGCATTTCTCCTGCTAGTAAATCTTGCTGTTCTTTAAGAGCGTTATCTTCCTGCTCAAACTTTTCTTTTAGTTCAGCACGTTTGTCACGAATTTTGATATATGTTTCAGCCAATACATCAGCTGGCACATCGTGCAAATTCTTTTCCATCTTTAGCTCCTTCGTTTTTACTACACTCTTATGATACTACTTACTTTGACTTTGTCAAGCTATATCTTCAATTTCTTTTCGATATAAGTCAATTATTTTTTCATGATTTGTTATGTTGTTTTGTAACATCTTATACAACTTAGCTTCCACTTCACTACCTGCAATATGTACCACAGTCATAGGGTTCTTCTGCCCTGGTCTGTTGATACGTGCATTAGCTTGTAGATATGTTTCCACACTGGTCACGGGAGAATACCAAATGATTACGTTAGCAGCTGTTAGTGTTAACCCGTGTGATGCTGCTTGAGGTTGTATGACTAGCACTTGCACGTTATCTGTATCTTGGAAATCCTGAATGATGTCGTGTCTTTTGTTAACTGGTACTTGCCCGTTAATCACGCCACACGTGATGCCTTTGTCTTCTAGGTACTTACGTAGTAGTTCGATGGTGTGCGTGAATGGTACAAACACAAGCACTTTGTGTGACGCTTCTTCTATAACTTCTTGAATAACTTTCAAACGGTTGCTGACGTCAAATTCAATGACTTCTCTACTGTCGGTATATACAGCACCGCCTGAAATCTGTAACAGCTTATTAATGTTAGTAGCTGCGTTAACTGCCGACACACTTTCTCCAGCAGCGGAAATCATCATCTGCTTCTTTAGTAGTCGGTAGTATTTAGTCTGTTGTGGTGTTAAAGGTGCATCACGTTCTACAAAAGTTAAATCAGGTAAATCTAAACACTGATTCTTCTCAAAACGGATTGCAGGTTGTAACACTTTATGCACTGTATCCTGCGCATCTTTTTTAGGTATCCAACGATACGTGCCCACTTTGTACATCACTTGGTCACGGAACTGCCCATAGAACTTTGGTGTGTTATCAGGGTTGATAAGTTTTGCTAAGCCATACGCATCTACTGGCGACTGAGCTGCTGGCGTACCAGTAAGCATCCATACACCCTTAACCTTTGATACAACTTCTTTTAATGTTTTCCAACGGGTTGTCTGTGCATTTTTATACGCACTGGCTTCATCAACAACGATAAGGTCAAAGCCACCGTTCATGATGTCGTTCTTAACAATCTCAACACCATCAAAGTTAATGATGACAAACTCAGCACCTTGGGCGATAACCTTTTTGCGTTGCTTAGAATCGCCATAGGCTACATCGCACGTGCGGTGTATAGCAAACTTAAACAAGTCCTGTTGCCACGCTGACTTCATAATAGATAGTGGGCAGATAACCAAGACACGCTTGACCACACCTAAGTTCATTAGGTAGTCTGCTGCCCATATTACGCTAGCCGTTTTACCAGTACCCTGTTCGTTAAAGCAAAATGCCTTACGGTTTAACGTCAAGAACTCAGCGGTCTGCTTTTGATGGGCAAACGGTTTGAACTTCCCAGGCCAATCGTAGGCACTTAGGATGCTATTTTTTGCTGACGTTGCGCTTGACAGAATGGTCTGAGTTTCTGCTGTAGGAGCGGTTGTCACTGGCTGACTTAACTCTGAGGTTGCTCTTGCTGCTAGAGCCGCCTTTGCTAAGTGGTTTAATGTGGTCGACGTCTTTACCATCCCCTTTGTGTACTTTTCCATCTTTCATTAGCTCCGCACGGGCTGCATTACGCTTAGCCCTTTTTTTAATTTGTTCGGGTTTACCCTGATACTCTTCGTATTCTTTTTTGTATGGTCTAGGTTTGTTTACATATGGCATTTTTAACTCCTTGAGAATGACTCATTTTCTTCTTTCTCTGTAGTTGTGGCAAGTCTTAACTGGGCAGTACCCGCACAATGGGCCAGACACTGCGTTCCATACTCCTGTCTTAGTAGCCACATCAATACGCTCAATATCAAACTTAAAGTGTTCAATGTACGCCGTACGGAATATAGAGTCGTGGTCTTTCTTAATGAAGTCCTTGCTGATAACAAATAGCAAGCCAGACTTAATCGTTTTGAGCTGAGGGAAGTGGGTGAACAAAGCCGACGCAACCAAATCCAACTGCTTAGTATCCGCATACTTAGCGTTTTTGCTAGTCTTGTAGTCCACAGAATAGGCTGTATCACCGTTGATAATTACCAAGTCAGCAATGCCACGCCACCAAACATCTTTAGCAAAGAAGTCGCATGGTACGTATTTACCATCTCGTACTGCAATACCCAGCTTTAGTTCGCAGTGCTTCTCCCCTGGAATCTTCTTCAAAGAATCTAAAAGGTCTTTCATAAACGCAAACTGTGGGGGTATAGCAACATCATCTTTGATGTAATCTTCCGCAGCTTTATGTAGCTCTTGCCCGTAGATAGTGGCTTCACTACCTTCGTCTTTAACATCCTTAGCAACCTTAAGGTGGTAATACTTCTTAGGGCACTGTTGAAATGTCTTGATGCTACTGTAAGACCAGTTAAAACTCATTTAGTTACCTCTACTTTGTTTGCACCTGCGTACCAATCTTTGTACGCCTGTATAAAATCTTCTTTTGTATTGCCTAAACTAACCATAGCGCCCGTTGGTGGTATCCACAATACACTTTCAATGTGCATACCGTTATCCGTATCGCCTTCTACTAATAACACAATAGTCTTAGGTAGACTTGCTAACCGCCGTAACAGAACTCTTTGCCCGCCACTCATATATTCTTCAGGGCGTTTCCACTCAGCTATAAAAAAGCATCCATTACGCTCTGCCACCATATCTAAGTTAGACGGCAAGAACTTAGGGTTATCAGGAAATAACCCAGCCAACTCCGAGAAGTCCAAATGTTTGGCGTCGGGGTTGCGCATCAAGCTCATGCTCTCTTCCTTACTCTTGGTTTAATAGCAGCAATACCCGCTTCTTCTTTTGGCTTGCGTGCTTCCATCATGTCGTCAGCAATCTGCCATACTTCTTCAGCAGTTCTGCTTTTACCCGCCATGACCGCACCTGCTAGTGCAAACATCGCAAAACAGTCTCTCAAGTCTTCTTCATTCATTTTTTCACCGCCACATTGTTTTGACCCATTTCAGTAATCTCATAGCCAAGACCCTGCAAGTGTTCGAAGAGGGCTTTACGCTTCTCAGGAAACTTCCAAGTCCAGGCTTCAAAGATAATCGGTGGGTAGTTATTCTCACGCAGAGTATGTTCTGCACCTAGTAACACAGAAAGCTCGTGACCTTCTACATCAATCTTGATTAGACGAACCTTCTCATACTGCATCATGTCAAGAGGGATGATTCTCATACGCTCAGTAAAGCCTTGTGACTTAACTTCGTAGTCTTTGGCGCGTGTATCAAAGTCGATGCTAAAGGCCCCGATATTAGTTTCTTCTGCGTAGTTTGGTAGCACGTAGCTAGTAACCCGCTGCTCATTACTTATACCCACTTGATGCGCATGTACGTTACTTAATCTGTTTAAAAATATATTGGCGCATAGTTGGTAGTAAACAATACGCTGTGGCTCAAAGACTTCAAACTGAAACTGTGAATGTGATTTGGCTAGAGGTACGACGTAGCTTCCCAAATTAGCACCGATGTCCAAAACAATGCCATCAGTATGCCCAGCCAGTAACTCGCTGGAGATATTCTGTAGCTCCACCTCATAGCCACCAGTTCGTACATGATTACTAACAATATCACTGTGCTTAAAAAGAGCATAGTTTAGGTCTCCGTCTGTGGCTAAATGTATTTCGGGTAGGCTCATTTTATGTGGTCCTTATATGGGCATTTAATTTTTTGTTGTTGGGTTTTGTACGAATTTATAAATGTGGGTGTTGCGCGCTTAGTCTTTAATTTTTTAAACATCTCCCAACCTACCAAATGTCTATGTATTACTACTTTTTTATCGGACATAGGGGTAAACAAAGCTAAAGGCGTGTTGTGGGGGATACAAAATGTTTTGTTTTCTCTTAAGTTAATTAACGTTTGAACGTTAGTCGCGTTCTGATGTTTAAATTCCAATACCCCAGGTAAAACAACATAATCAAAAACTTTTTTATTAGAATAGGTCGGCTGGGACACCGCCCAATGAACAGTGTCTTTAGTTTCAAAAAGCCAAGGACTTTCTAACTTTAGTTGCCCAGTTCCATCTCCAAACCCAGCGTATTGATGTTTGTTATGTACGATTCCTTCTGTAACGCAATCTGAAAACTGCCAAGAATATTCATTATTCTTTGTTGTAATTGTCAACTCACTCCACAGGGGTAGGCATATCGACTTGGCGTAAAAATCATACATACCCACACAAGTTTTCATGGTAGGTGAAGGGATATTGTTAGCGTAAATTTCTTTAGGCAAGGCTCTCCACCATTCAGGAATGTGTTTAATTGCATGGTCTATTGGAGCGTATTCAATAGCACTAACATTATTTGTAAAACAATCTAAGTGTATTTTTGAGCGCCTAAAGAAGTGCATCATTTTAAGTTACCGCCTGCTTTAATAATGTCGCCACCGTATACGTATGTGCCAACGTGTTCTAACTTAATGAATGGGTTTACGTGAATTTTGCCACCATGCTTACGATGCAACTCGCAGAAATGGTAGTCTTCAGATAGCAAGCAACCTGATTCATCAATACTTGTAGCAAAGAACTCTTTTACTTCAGGTTTTATGTAGTTACCGTTAGCGTCTTTAATTGTGCTTGGTCTGTATGTAGGAACTTTGTCAGCTAAATTCTCAAACACTTGGCGTTTGATAAGCATAAAGCCTGTTCCGCCATGACGTACTTCAACACAACCTGATTCGTCTGTATGTAGCTCTTTACCCAACTCATGCGCAAAGTTCAATACAAAAGCGCCTGAGTAATCTTTAAGGTTAGTAGTCTTACCTGATGCTACGGCTTTCTCAACTGCAACCCAATCAACTTCTTTCTTAGGGTAGATACCACAAACTATGTCTTTATCCGCAGCCATTAATTGAGCAACTGCCTGACCATCAAAACCAATATCCGCATCAATAAACATTAGGTAGTCCATCTTTTGCTCTAAAAAGATACGAGTAAGCTCGTTACGAGCACGGGTAATCAATGACTCGTTACCCATCTGTACGAAGTAAACCTGTACCCCGATAGATTGCATCTTGTTGATGGTTTGTAACACACCGACCATGAACTGCCCTGTACACATACCGCCATACATAGGTGTTGCAATCATTAAGCTCGGTTTGTTTTTGTTAATTGTTACTGTTTCAATGCTCATTTTCACTCTCCGTAAATGCGTTTTACTTCCGCATAGTTTTTAATAAATCGGTGATTATTTGCTAGCTCAAAAAACTCATGCTCGTTAGCTTGTCTAAGTGGGCGTACTTCCATGTCGTACTTGTCTTTAGGTATTAGTATGTATTGCGCTATTGGTGTACCTGCCTTAATCAAAGTTTTACCGTTCATAACATGCCATAGAAATTGAGGGTTTAGCGGGGCTGGTCCTTGTTCATGGCTAAAGAACCCACTAACCATAGTAAACCTATTTTCATCGGCATAAGCTACAGGCATTTCCATCAAGTAGTACCCTTTAGGTACAATACATCTCCACGGAGATTGGAATTTCAAAAGTGTACGCAACGTATTGTTCGGCCAGTTCTCCATATAGTTCGCTAACTGTACGTCAGTATGAAACCCAACATATTCTCCGGCTTGCGTACTTAATTTTTCTTGGGCAATTGCGCTTGTCCATTCAAACCTACTACCATCACCAAAGGTTTCTATTGTTATGTCCTGCCACGTGCGCATTACCCAGCCATGTCTTTGTAGATTAAATATGCCAGGGCATCTAGCTGTGTACACCGCTTTTTTCATGCCGAAGTCAGCTTTTTTTCTGTCAGCTGTAAACTCCGCAACTGCTCTGTGTACCCAAGCATGTCGAATATCTTTTGCTTCGACCATAGGCATCAGCCGAGCAACTCCAGGTATTAAGCACTCAAAAACTACTTTTGGTTTTTTAAATAGCATTACAAACCTCTCTCCAAGTACTGCCGTCAACATCAAAAATCATAGCTATCCTCTCTACTTGTCCATTGTTTCTAGTGCTGTGCACCTGCTTGTTGGCAAAAAACCAAAGCTCCCCTTGACTAAATCTCTGCACGTCAGTCCCTACTTGCACCATGTACGAGCCGCTTATAACTAGATGGAACCTATCTTTACCTTCGTAGTACGTACCTGCATCCCTGTGTGGGGTTACGTCAGCACCGCTGGGTAAAAGAACCAAAGAAACCCTAGCAATATCCCCGCCGTATGCTTTAGTAAACTCGTTTAAAAACTCAACGCACTTCGGTCTAGCATCGTAAAAGTTAGTCTTCTCTATACCTTCTGTGTGAAAGATGTCTTTAGCCCCACCAAGAACACCTTGAGTTAGTCGGTAACTTTTAGTCTGCGCATGATATGCGACTTCATTCTGTCTGCGTGTATCGACATCAAAATCAGCATAGGTGCCCATAACTTCTTTGTGGATTGCGCTAACATCGTAGTCACCAAGTTTAAAAAAGTTCACTTGTTTTTCCTTAACGTAGTAGCTAACGTAAACCTGTAGTGGGGAGCAATCGACGCTTGTGGCCGTACAGAATGGTGCAAACTACCATCAAACACAACGACCCTACCTGGCTTAACGTTGACTGCCTTAGTAACTTCTGTTTTGCTATCGTTGTAGAATATAGTTTCCCCCGCCCAATCAGCATGCCAATTAACGTTAGCGTAGTACAGTACAACTATGCAGTCGTGATGCGCATGCAGAAAATTAGAATCACTCGGCACAGATAAGTTAACCACTGTCTTATCATACTCGTAGGTATTAAATAGTTCTCCTACTTCAGTACCTTCAACTGCTTCTAAAAACTTACTGTTGACTAAGTCTTCTTTTGTATACGCAGAATGTATGTACCTGTGATTAGAAGTCTCGATAGAAGAACCATCTTGCCACCCAATCCTAAACAAAGAATTTTGTATATACCCATAGATAGTCTCTCTATAAGAAGGCGCAACCAAGTCGTCGTATACCTTAATCATTTGTAATCTCGTTCTAAATATCTTTGCACCAAGCGTGCGAATGTTTCAAACCGTGCTATCTCGTTACGTGCATAGTTCGTAGGGAACCCTGCTTCGTATGCCCATAAAACAATCTGCTCTCGGCTAATCGTTTCGTTCTCTATCTTTTCGTTCTCGTTGTTCACGTTCTTCTCTCTGTTGTTCTTGCGGGGTCATAGTAAATCTGCAATATCTTTTAACCGTTTTGCTAACTCACGTTTAATCTTCTTGTATGCACGTCTCTCAATGTTTTGCACTGCTGTTCGGCTAATACCTAGAGCATCTGCAACTTCTTGTTGATTCATGCCGTCATAGTCAATTCCCTGTACTTGGTTCGGTTTCCTGCTCTTTGGGTTTGTCATCCTGTTTCTTCTTAAATATGTTGTCCCAATTTGATTCAAATTTTTCACGGTCTTGTATAGGTCTTGGAACATCACCCTTACCCGCACCATCAGGTCTTCTGAACATTCTTTTGTGCCTTTCTTAACTCTTTAATTTCTTCAAGCATTCTTTCCATTTGGTCTGCACAGTAGCCAAGAAAAGGAAACTTGGTCGTCCCATTAGCAACACTACGCGCCAACCGAATGTCACCTTCAACTGTGCGTATGCTTACCTTTCTCATTTGATTATGCAGGTATACGCTAACTTACCGATGCGGAACTGCTTCATAGTGTCACAGTCCTGTTGTAAATGGTAGGTAAATGTAGCATTAGACACCATACTGCCGATAGCAAAGCCAACGAGCAATACAATCAAAAAGTTTCTTAGCTTAGTAACCCAAGCCTTGTCGTCTTTAACTTCTGTATCCATTATCTTCTCCTAAAAAGGTGCTTCTTCAGGCACGTATGCCTCTCTTGTTACTGTTACTTTAATAATCGTTTCATAGTCCTCAGCGAAGTGTTCAGCTTCTTCTTGGGTTTCGAACCGCCTAATACGCATATCGTTCTCGTCCCGTACTTCAAACCACGCAACTCTATACTGATTTCGTAATATCCTCAACTTCGCCCTCGTATGGTTTAAATGATTTATGGAACTCACGAACTGCTTTGCTCTCAGGGTTTTTTTCAAATGACTTCTGTGATTTAGGGTCTTTTGCTAACTGTTGAAACATATACAACAACCCATCGTAGCCAAACTTATCTTCATAGAACCCATGTGCGTTTTTAACTTCAGCAATCTGCAAGTTACTTGGGTCTAGCGCAAGCACTAGGTATAACAACCTAACCGCAACCCAATCACCCTTACTGGCTACGAAGCCGTTTATATACCATTTGCCATCATGGTATCCGTTTAGCATGTACGGGTAGTCGTACGCTCCATTACTCCGTTTATTCAGGTATTGCATTACTTCTTTACCTGTCGGTTTTCTAGTTTTAACAGTCGCCATAGCTTACTCCTACTCCTGATTCACAGTTAAGTGGTAACTCCAATGCCCAGTCAGGTCGCAACCTCATGCACATCTCAACGAACTCTTGGGCAGTCTCTTTCTCAGCCTCGGGTGCAACAATAGCAATAGCGTCATGCACGGTCATTACAACCTTGTACTTCTTTGCTATGGTTAGCATTTGATAACCGATAATGATTCGGGCTAAGGCTTGGCATACATTCTCCACAACCTTACCGCCGTATATTCTGTTAGGGATAGTCGCCTTACCCTTTCTGGTGTCGTAAACATATTCTTGTTTACCGTTCTCGTTCTCAACCTTGCGTAGGTTCGGGTACTTGATATACAACCCGTTTGGTAGGCGGATACCTTTCTTACCCTCAACCTTCAGCACACCGCCACGACCTAAGTCCATCGCTTGGTCATTCAAGATAGCTTCAAGAGCATCGCCCGCTTTACGCCATAACAATGGAATCCACTCGTATCTTTCACGGTACACAGAGATGATGCGTTGTGTTTCAGCCTCGGATAACTCTACGCCAAAGGTTTTAAGTTGGGCTTGGAACTTCTTTGCTCCCATGCCGTAACCTGCACCGAGAATAGTGGTCTTGCCAACGAACCTCTCGTCCTTAGATATGCTAGCTTCCGATTTGTTATATATAGCTGATGCCATGATTTTGTATACATCTTCGCCCTTTTCAAACGCATCGACCAAGTCATTCTGCTCAGCCAACCACGCCAATGTTCGTGCTTCAATCTGTGATGAGTCGCTATCAATAACCACGTGTCCATCTTGTGCTTTGATTGCGTATTTAAGTTGTGAGCTTCTAGGTAAGTTTTGTAGGTTTACCTTGTCGTCTCCACCCCAGCGCCCAGTATGTGCCGCATAGTAGCGTAGTGGTATGGGTAATAAGCCACGCTCACTAATCTCAAGGAATCTTTGGGTGCGGGTTTCTTCAATGGTGGACTTAACACCTAGTCTGCATGACGCTAGCAACTGAATGTCAGCGTTCTCATGCTCAAGTAATGCTTTGAAGCCTTCGTCAGTCTTAGCAAACGCCCATGTTTCTTTGCCTGTTGTGTTACTAATCTTGCGTGGGGGTTCAGCACCAAGCACTTTAAGAATCTGAGCAAACTTATCGTTACTCATCAGCACTTCTCTGTCGTACTGGTCTAAGAATACTTGCTTCTTTTTCTGCACCGCATCAAGGTGGTCACGCAACACCTCGTCGTCTAGGCGTAGGCTAGGCTCGGTAAACATACGAATGGTCAAGTCAATCAGCCTGAACTCGGTAGGCGGAAAGTACGCACTCAACTTCTTAAATAGGTCTAGCGTTAGCACCACGTCGTTGATGCAATACGCACCATACTTAGCCATATCATCGGGTGATATATCTAGGCGACGCTTGCCCTGCATCTTCAAGACTTCTTCGCCTTTAACGCCCAACTGGTAATGCTCAGCCAACTTAGCCAAGCTACCGCCAACTTCTGTGCCATGTATAGCACGTGCCATAGATAACGTATCAGCAATAGCTTTAGGTCTGATGTCAAACTGCCAACTAAGAATAGCCATGTCAAACATAGCGTTGTGGGCTACCACTAGGTTCTTATCTAACTCAAAGCTATCCAAGAACTTCTTAATGGTTGCTTTAGTACCTGTACACCATTGTGGCTCTTCGCCATCAACTTGCACCGCTACACCGATTGTTTCAAACTCAGGCGAACGAATGTATTCCTCGGTTGTTACCTTGGTAAGCGAAAAGGTCTGAGAGTAATAAGTCTCAAAGTCGATACAAATTACTTTCATTAAATCTTACCCGCCATCTTTAATTGCTTTAGGTGTTCCTTCATGTGCTTAACCATATCTTCATCAACTATTTCTTGCCCTACTCTAAGCTGTGGTTGATATGTTGCGGGTTGCGCTAAGCCTATCGCTTGTGTGTTATATGGGTGTTGGTATGGTGCTTGGCTAAGCCCAGTCATACTCATCGTTTCTTCTACAAATTCTTGTCTTTCACCCTTATGTAATATGTGCTTCATTACCTCTTGGCTAAACAACTCACGATGTGTTTCTTTAAGTGCGTCACGGAAAGCAGTTACTTCTTCCTCGGTCAAGCAGTGTTTCCATCTATCAAGTAAGTTATCCCAAGCTGACCCACCTACACCACCCCCTAATTGATAATCGTTAGGTTTAAATTCATCAGGGTTGCTCTTCATGCGAGCAATCAATATCTCTACGCCTCGGTTCATTTTTTGTCCTTCCACATTAGTCTGCCTTTGGTTACGAAGTTAAACGTATCCAGTGTGTGCTTGGCATACGCCTCTTTCCACGCAAGGTCTAGCCCTGCGTTTACTATTTCTTGGATAGACGCAACTTCACGACGCTTGGCTTCTTCTTTGTCAGCGAGCAAAGTTCTTAGCACTTTCTCAGTAAACTCTTCGGTGCGAAGCTCACATAACTTAGCCCAAAAGACTTCTTTATCTTCTTCAGCCATGTATTTTTTGTAGTGGTTAAACAAGCCTTCCCATCGGTCTTTGTCACGCAAAAACTCTTCAGGGTGGCTCTCCATACGAGCAAGCAGTATCTCTACGCCCTTGTTCATGTTGTGATACCCATCTTATCTTTGTTGGCTATGTACTCACCTAGCTCCATGCCAAACTCTTTGGCAACTTTAATGTCCAAAGCAGTTACTTTTGTAAACTTACCTTTTCGGCTTTCGCTTGGCGCTTGATACGAAGAAGATGATAGTTCCACCCCATCACGTAGGATAGTATTCATAACTTGCTTAGTGAACTGGTCGCCTCTTACGTTCTGTAAGGCTCGCCATACTTCTTGGATTTCGGCATCGCTAAGAAAGTCTAGGTAGCTAGGGACTTCGCCACTAGCACGTGACTCTATCTGCACAAGTATATTGCGCCACTTCTCAGGATACTTACCTATTATGTCAGGTGTAAATTCTTCAGGGTTGCTCTTGATTCGCTCAAGTAATATCTGCACACCCTTGTTCATGTTCTCGGTTGTCATTACGTAGCTCCTTCAGGGTATCTTCTAACAATGTTAGGTTCTCTTCGTTTATTACAATAGCCACACCGCCCGCATCACGAATTGCTTGCATCTCTTTTTCTTGTAACGCAGTAGGGGTGTTCTTACCTGCCTTGCACTCAATCCCTAAGAATTGTCCTCGTATGCAAGTGATAATGTCAGGCACGCCACTTCGCCCGAAACCATGAGTCGCGGGAAAAAAGTAATACGCGTCATAAGCCTTTAAAAGCTTAACGCATTTGTCTTTAACTTTCTTTTCGGGTGTTGATGCCATGCCCTTATAATACTAGGGTCTTGGACTTTGTCAAGGGCTTTTTGAGATTTATTTTTGAAGGTGGGTGGATATGTAGATTAACCGCCACCCGTCGGTTTGGAAAGGAACTAGCTAGCTGAAAAAATCAAAGGGGGACTAGCTAGTAAGCAAGTCACTTTTACATCTACAAGGCAACTCAGTGACCGCCTTGTATTTACCCCCTAAATGTTCAGAAACAGGTTGTGTTGCAGTTACCACTATAACAACACGTTTGGCAGAACATCATGCGACCATCAGGCATTGTTACTGTGTTAGTAGTGCAACTAGCGTAAGCCAATGTAGCTACCATGCTAAACCAAATACCAATAAAAATCTTTTTCATTTTATTTCTCCAAATTAGAAATTGCACGCTTCAAATACCACTGGGCTTTCTTCAAATCCTCTAGGCGATTACCCTTATGGTCTGCTCTTGTAACATATTTAACTACATTACCTAGGTGATACCCTAAGCTCTTAGCTTCAATAAAGTCAATCGTTTCAATACCGCCTGTCTTGTAATGCTCAGGGTGATTGACGTTATCTTTAGCGTGCGTGTTTACCATTCTGTCCTTTGCTGAAAACTCACTAAGTCCAAGAGCAATAGTTCTCATACGCATTGGTGGGCGACCACGCATCTTTCTACGCCCTTGAGTTAATTGGAACGCAGTATCAACTGCTTTCTTCTTAGCCTTACTAACAATAGCGTATACATAACTTACATCTACCCCTGTGGCTTTTGCAACTTCACCCGCTTTAGCATTGGGGTGCTTAGCCATATACTTCGTTACTTTCTGTGATTTATTTTGCTTCATTTTGCTTTTCCTCTTCTTGGTTAATAAACTGCTCTAGTGCTTCTCTGATTTTCTTACTCTTTGACGGAAACGAGTTAAAGTAATCTGCTACTTCCTTATCAACTCGCAAGCTGATATATAC